AAGCTGGTCATTATAGGACAGGAGTTTACCTTTGCTGTCCGTAAGAGTGACGCCGTATTCTGCAAGCGCTTTTGTAGTGGCATTGCCCTTTTTGCCAGCTCCCTCAACACCTTTGTCGAGTCTGATCATTGTCCCAGTGAACGCATCCGCGTTTGTATCTGCAAGAGTAAGCTCTTTGTTCAATAGGCCTGCATCTGTGGCTGACATGTGAAGTTTTTCGCTTAATTGATAGGCCGCATCTCCGGCATTAATCGCGCCTTCGGCCACCGAAAACAACCCAGCTCCGCCAGCTGCTGCTGCAGCCAGTCCAATGACAGCATTCTTCAACCCCAACACATGGCTTTGCCCTTTTTCGCTTGTCTCTTTAACTTTTGAAGTTAACCCTGTCCACGAAAAGCTCTGTTTATCAACCTCTGTGGTTGTCTTTTTAAGTTCTCCCTCCATGCCATTCAGTGTGGACTTGGCTTTGTACAATTTCTCTTCAAGGGTTTGTGTCGCTTTCGCATCAGCGCCTTTGGCTGTTACAGACTTATCAAAAGCCAATTGAAGCTTTTCAACAGCCTGTTTCTGTAGGTCGATCTGCCTATTAAGCAGAGCTGACTTTTCTTTTAAACTATCAGACGTACTTCCAAAGGCTGTCACCCTTGTCCCGGCTTCTTTGAACTGCGCCTGCACGACTTTCAATTCGCTGTTTATTTTAGAGATGCCCTCTTGGAACCCGGTTCCATCAAGGCCAAACTTGGCATTTACTCCGAGTTCTTTTGTCATTTTCTCACCCCTTTCTTAAAAGATATTATCTATAAATGTTTCTTTTTCAGAGGCATTTTCTTCTTCGATGCCATTATAAGATTTATGCTCTTCGTATAAGGCCATGAGCTTTCTCAATGTCATGTGCCAGAATTGCTTTTCGGATCGTCCGAGAAGAATCGTGCCTATATACATGAGCCTCGCCCAATTCAACTGTGGAGATTGTTCCGAGCCTTCGTTTATTTCTTCTTGCTCGTCGCCTGCTTCGCTGGGCCTTCTTCGTTTGGGAATCCTCTCCCCATTGCTTCATTCACAGCCGTTCCCAGGCTTCCCATATTTTCGAGGGTTACCATTTTCCCGGCTTCTCTTTCGGTCAGTTCTTCGTCCTCATGCTTAAAACCTATGAAGATGAACTTTTTAATCGCCTTAATTGATCCGCTCTGAAGCTTTTTAAAAGCCTCTGTGATATCTCCATATTCTTCTTCGAGATCAGCAAGCGCGTTCAAATCGAATATAATATGCCTTTCTTTATCGAGAATCACTGTGACAGCCTTTTCCCTTATATCTTCAAGATATTTATTGACTGATTCGCTCATTTTGTTCCTCCTAAATTAAAAGGAGAGCCGAAGCTCTCCCAAGATTAAGCACATGTGAAGTTTGAAACATAGGCTGCTGCAATTGAATTGTTGTTGAGGTCCTTGACGTCGGTCGTGACCAATACAAAGTATTTGGTAGCGGCTGTGAGTGCTACGGTTGGCGCGATTGTAACAATTGTTCCTGCCGCATTGATAGTGTTTGTTGCCGCGACCACCGAGCCATCTGTTGACTTGATGAGGAATATATTTCCCGGCAAGTAATTCTGGATCGCTTCGGAGAATGTAATTGCTGGATTGATTGACGTCGCAACTGCTGTCGCTCCATTTGCAGGAGTGACCGAAGAAACGGTAGGCGGTGTTATGTCAGCGCTATTGTCGACATAGGAGAACCAGTTCGAGCCGATTGATGCAGTATATCCTGCTTCATCCTCGTCTGCTATCTTCTGCCATGCATCGTCATAAAGCCTCTTCACAAAAGTTCCCTTGAGAACAGGGTTCTGCGGCTTCGCTTTGTCTGCGAGGGTTTCGTAATCCTGCTCTACAATCTCGAATTTGCCTTTATACGTCCATACATACCTGTATTTTCCGTTGGATTTTCTTGATTTAAAGCCTATGGCCACATAAGGCGCAATGTCTGTTGTTTTTCTGACAAGGGTTCCTGCTGATATAGTATGCCCAAGAACCGCCGCTTGTATTGAAAGCGGGAAGTCCTTAACCGCAAATTCGACTGTCACCTCACCTGTTGCTTGTATGATTTCCACAGGCCCATCATCGGCCCACTGAATGTCTGTGTTCATCTTAGCTTGTATCTTAGCGCTGATAGCCTCCGCTATTTTGACTGGGGAGTTGTATGCTGGCACTGTCTGTCCATCATCTGTTGAGGAAAAAATCGCATAATATAGGCTTTTTAGTCCCACACTTGGTGCTGTTGGTGCTGTCATAAATCATCACTATCCTTTCTAACTATTTTCCAATATTGCTGCATATCTCAAAACTTTGTGGAATATCTGAACATCGGAATCGTCCTCATATAAATCTTGAGATTCGATTCTAAAAAAATAAATGGATCGCATAACGACATCTACCCTTTGTGCGATTGCCGAAGTCGAAGCTCCCTGCGTCCATACATCAACTTGCATAGAAACCTCACTCGTGTACTCGTCGTCGTCGGCATAAACCGCCCCGACATTCGCATATTCAAAGAAAGTTACTCTCGGGAACTCTTTTGCATTCGGCGCTCTTAATTGGTATATGTGCTGGCCGCCAAGAAAGGTGGTGAGCTGAGTGTCGTTCTGCAATGCCGCCAGCACTGTTGGCTTAATGTTTATCATAGCTTCAACTCCCCCTTGATAACTTCAAATATTTTGTCATAATATCTCCGCTGGCCTTCCGCCAAGGTCGTCCCGAAAGGAGCCTGCGCGGCCATTTTCGAAGTGCCATATTCGAGGAATTTTAAGTAAAACCATTTTGAAGTATCACCCCGGCTTATGCCTATGAGCACAAATCGGTTTCCATCCTTCCCCAAAGCCTTGCTTCTAGTTATGTGGTCGGCTGCGTGTTCACCGGTTCGCCATGTGTTGGTGGTTTCACTTGGTTTTCTTATAATTTCGCTTCTTCGAATCTTTGGTACCACGTCTTTTTTAAAATCATCTCCCACGAGTTCAAGAGCATTTACTATGGACTTGTCAGTTTCCTTACTCATATTCCAATACGACTCGACAAGTTCTTCCATTCCCTCGAGTTCAAGGAATGCCCCGCTATCCATTGCTGATCTCCTGCAGAGCGAATATCTGTAGTTCTTTGTGCTTCATATTCACGTCCTCGGCAGCTGTTATCTTGTACTTGTTCCCCAAGAAGATTATTTTCATTGTGTTGTCTATGTTGGCATTGTATCGAACCCGGAAAAGCACAGGGCAAACTCCTTGCGTGGCCTGCGCAATGAACTGTTCTTTTCCGCCAAGCGGAATGATCTGTGCGTAGCAAGTAATATAATTTGCGAATCCATCATTGGCGATGCCCTCGGAATCGACTGTAGGACTCTTCCTCTGGATCGTTATTTTATGTCTTAAGTCTCCTGCTGTTAAATCTGAGAAGTACATACTAGCACCTCCTTATCTCGCGCCATAATAAGCGCCGCCAATATAGCTGTCGAGAGGCATATTGCCATTAAAGTCTCCGTTCGTGAATACTCGAAGTGGCCACAAAAGGCTCTCAACCCCGAGTGGGATCTGCTCGATTTTCCTTGCATCAGTGACTTCCTCTCGGTAAATATACCAATGGCCCACAAGTAGAAGCATCGCCTGCAGTATTCTTGCCGGAACGTCCGACGAAGCATGGCCGGCAGTAAATCCAATCCTAACCGCTGCTCCTGGCTGCGGTACCAGCACTGGCCATATCCCGTAGTACGGAAGGAATAATGCTCCTGGGTTCCTGTCCAGATCAACAAGGTAAGAGGCCGGGTCCATTGTAACTTGCGTACCCGCCGCGTTCGTGTATTTTATATACGACACAGCCGTCAAAGGCGCTCTCGATAGTTCGATATAATTTCTGTTCGCCGGGAACTGATCCAAAACAAGCTCCCAATTGCAGGAGCCTATAGATCTGTTTGTGAAGTCCTCCACCCATTCACGTGCGACCATGATGAGGGTAGATATATAATCATCA